TGACGGGATGATTAAAGCTAAGGCGCACTTGCTTCGGCGAGGTCGCGCTGACGGAGTCCGTGCCGGTGTGTTGCACTTGCTCGATCAGGTACTCATGCGAGCGTTGCGCGAAGCGTCGTCGTTCCTCGGTGTCGAGGAAGTGATAGTTCGCCCAGCATTTCAGCGTGGTACCGTCGGTGTAATGGGAGAATTCGGAGCTGAGGTCGACGTCCACTCGGCACTCGTGGTATTGGAGCGCGATGAGGGGAAGGGACAGGCCCGGGTGGCGGTTGAACCAGAAGATGAGCGGGAGGTAGATGGCGCCGTTTTGCGTATTGGACGTCATCTTGGCGTAGTCAGCCTTCTTGGATTCGGAGTGGTACAAGTTGTCAAAGAGACGCCACCACTTTTGGAAGTGGCGATCGATGCGCTGACCACCGATGGACACTTCAATGTCCTTGATGGCACGCTCGGCGGCGTAGATGGCGGAAGCGCCCTTAGTCGTGGTGGTGAGACCGCTCTTCGCCTTCATTTCGAGGTACATGTCTTGCACCAAGTCACCGTTACGGCTGATCGTGATCGAAACGCGACCGTTGTCGGCCGGGTTACCGTTGACGGTTTGCTCGATGACTTCCGAGGCGAAGTTCGAGTGGCGCTTGTAGACCGCCTGGAAGAACGTCACCTTCGGGTTAGCAGTGAGATAGATATCCTGCGATCCGTACGCCACAAGCTGCATCAGACCGCCAGCCATATTGAGAGTTGTTTGTACTGTATGCTGAGAAAATAATTTTGCCTGCGGTAAAACGCGTGAGGTGTTTTCTTAGCATGATGTACATATGAGTGAAGCCGAGGAAGGTGAAATTATTCAGGACTTTGATGACGAAGATTTGGACATGGACGATTTCGCCCCTGATGAGTCGGGGTCGGCTGAGGTTTTGGCGTCGACCCTTGCCACCCCAGACGGCGAAACCGTCTGCACCGCCCTCCTGCGCATCGGAGACCAAATCGAGATGCAAAACAAAATTCTCATAAAAATTTTGTCCAAACTCACTTAAAAATTCTCAGCATTAATTATTCAGACCGGCCGCCATGAATACCACGCATTACATAGAGAGAGACCCGGATACGGGAGCTTCGGAGATGGAGCTCCTGAGAAATCAAATCGTGACTCTCTCGAGTGAGCAGATTCTGCGCATCCTTGGACTGATGGAAGAAAATTGGTACCTCGGCGAGAGTGCGGGAAAAGACATGATGACAAAGTGCGTCCGCCTGGGATACGATCAATTTTTCGATCCGTCTGAAAGAGCGAGTGGGTTTCCGACGAGCATAGACATAAAAGCCGTCGATGGCAAAAGAGATAGGGAAATTAAGGTTCTGAAAAACATCGGGTCTCGCGTCAAGGCTCTGGACATGACGGATTACGTCGAAAACGACAACATTAACCTGACCGCCGGTGAACGCGTGTGTCGATTGATAAAACAAGTGTCCGAAGCGTTTAAAAACGTTCGCCTGCACCTGAATACGATGCAACGCATCAAAAACCCGCGAGAGATGCCTGATAAAATGAATGCCGACCCTGAATATTTTGACGCGACGCCGATGGACGAGACTCGTCTGGGAGAGATGACGCCGTTTCAGCGAGCCATCGTGGCCTGTCTGGACGAGACGTACAAGAAACACATGCGTCGGTATAAGGGGGAGTGTTACGTCCAGCGCATATCCGAGGGTGCGTACACGCGTTCTTGGAAGCAGGTGTGTACGATTTCAGAGTTCGTGTACGAGTTCGCGGAGAAGGAGGTGAATTTTGATTTCTGGAAGGACATCACGTCCCGTGGCAACACGGCGAGGGAGGTCATCAACTATCTGTCGAACTGCGTGGACTCGCAGTTTCCTGAAATCATTAAAGATAGGCACGTGTGGAGTTTTAAAAACGGCCTGTTCGTTGGAAAGGAATGGCATCCAAAAGATGGAAAGTACATCTCACGATTTTACCCGTACGAAAGCAAAGAGTTTCGTTCCCTCGACCCGACGCTGGTGAGTTGCAAGTTCTTCGACCAACACTTCGACGATTACAGTTACGTTCAAGATTGGTGGGACATTCCAACGCCACATTTCCAAAGTATCTTTGATTATCAGCAGTTCGATGAAGAAGTCGCTCGGTGGGCGTACGTCATGGGTGGTCGCCTGTGTTTCGACGTGGGTGAGTTGGATGGATGGCAAGTCATCCCCTTTTTCAAGGGTATCGCGCGGTCGGGGAAGTCCACGGTCATCACCAAGGTGTTTCGCAAATTCTACGAGAGCAACGACGTGCGCACCTTGTCGAACAACATCGAGAAGAAGTTCGGTCTCTCGTCCATCTATGATTCATTCATGTTCATCGCACCCGAGGTGAAGGGAGACCTCTCCCTGGAGCAAGCCGAGTTCCAGTCCCTGGTGTCGGGTGAGGACGTGTCTATCGCGGTCAAACACCAAAACGCCATCAGTATGCAGTGGACGACGCCCGGGGTCCTCGGTGGCAACGAGGTGCCGTCGTGGAAAGACAACTCCGGTTCGGTGCTGAGACGTATTCTTCCGTGGAATTTCCGTCGCCAAGTGCGCGAGGCGGACCCACACTTGGACCAGAAACTAGAGGACGAGTTACCGGCCATTCTCCTGAAGTGCGTGCGCGCGTATTTAGATTACGCTGGAAAGTACTCCGACAAAGACATATGGAACGTCGTTCCGGAATATTTCAAGAGCGTGCAGAAGGAAGTTGCGAAGATGACGTCCACGATTCATCACTTCCTGGAAGACAGTTCGGTGCAGTTTGGCAAAGAATTGTTTGTTCCTCAGAGCATTTTCATGGCCGCGTTCAATCAGCACTGCCAGATGAACAACTTGGGAAAACCAAAGTTCAACGAAGACAGCTACGCGGGTGCGTTCAGTCAACGCGACATCACGGTGTCCACCGCGTCCATGACGTATCGTGGACGCATGTACAACAATCAAAAGTTCATCCACGGTTTAGATGTCGTACAGGAAGACCTCGTTTTTGAATAAAATATCTCAACATATATTAATGACCCCACCTCAACTGAAGGCGTTCTTAAAGAATGCCAACGTGGAGGTGGAAACCGCGACCGCGACCGCACCCACCGCCGTCGCCGCCGCGCCCGCGCTCACCTCACCCCTTCGGTACACGAACTTCATCGCGCAAGTGGGTCCACTGACGCGCCCGGACGTGCTCGAATTCGTGCGTCGAAGCGCGCCTACGCGGAAAGATGGAAATTTCAACGTCCAAGAGATTTCTGGATACCACGGACAGTTTCAAAAAGCGGTGACGCACACGAACTTGTACGGATTCCAATCCCATCAAAACTACGACGACTTCAGTGGTCTCGCATGGAGTTTCATCGAGTTTCGCGTGGTGGTCAAGGGGAAGAAACTCATCATCGCACGTTTGTACAAGGACAAGATGGTGCTCCAAGGTGGGTGCGTGGACAACGACCCGATGACACCCATGTACGTGGCGAAGTACTTGGCGAGAAAGTACGCGTTAGGTGACGTCGATGCTTTGAAGATGAAATACGCGTCCCTCGACGGTGTGTTCCAAATACGAGGCACCGTGAGTCCGCAGAGGTTGTCTCGCGCACTCTATGAAAACAAGGTGAAACACTTTTTCGAACCGGAGTTGAAAGTAGCGGACGTGCGAAACATCGCATACGAGGGGGAAGTCATCGACAGCGTGACCCTGAACGGTTTCGTGACGTTACATAAAAAATCCGTCGAAGAGATTCAGCGCGCGTACCTGGTGGCTGTGAAATTTGTCGAACGCATGGACAAGCGCGGACTCATCACGCGCACGTCCACGTTCGCGCCGTCGAAGGAGACGACCGCACCGGAGGAACCCAAACGCGTTCCTATCCCGCGCATTGAAAAACGCCGAAACACCTCGAACGTGTTGTTGAACGACCGGTTGTGTTCGAAATATAGCACCGATGACTTGAAAAAGATTGCCAAGGCCATGGGTATCTTCTCAAAGAAGACGTGGAAAAAGAAGGAACTGTGTCGAGCGATTTTTGATAAGCACGCCAACTTAATCCTCCAAGGTGGAAATCAGCGACCTCGAAAGAACACGTTGTTGGAGAAACGCGGTGTGAACGAGAACGCGCTTCGAGAGATGGTGCGAAAGGCGTACGGCCGCTCGTTCGTGAATGGGCGAAACATCAACGCCGACGTGCGCATCGTGAAGAACGCCATGAAAAACGTCAAGTCCAATAAAAAAGGTGTGCCCTTCAAGGGTGAGGTGCTGAAACTCGTGAAGAACGTGGCGCGTGAACGAAAGCTCCGGGTGTACTTGAACAAGTACGACGCCGACGCGCGCGAACTGATTCGTCTTCGATTGAAGAATCGCGTGGTGACGAAAAAGGTGGTCGAAAACTTAGCGTCGCGACTGTACTCAAAGCAACGGGCACTGGTGAAGAATTACGTGAAGAGTGTGGTGCGTCCGGCGATGCGAAACGCCGTCGAACGACGGGCGAACAATTGGCTCATGGCGCGTCAAAACAAACCCACGAACGACGAGGTGAAGAACGTGTTAGTCCGGTACATTCGAATGCTCGATGACCCGATGATGAATCGAGTGTCTATGGAACGACTCCGTGAACGCCGCGCGAAATAGCTTTAATCATCTCCGTGTGATACCCAAAGTCGTAGTCTGGGAAACGCTCCTTGATTTCTACGGAGATTTCGAGCGCGCGTCCCACGGTGTCGGCCTCTATCAGCGCAGACTCCATCTCCATGAACAGTTTCGCGTCGTCCCCGTTATCCAACATGCGTTCGTACACGAGATGCGAGGGGGTGTTGGGTAGGGTTTGTTTCTTGGAGGTCAGACTGAGATAGAATACGATGATAGCCAGAATGTAAAAGAGCATTCTTTAATGTACTCGAGACATTTTTTTCTCAGTTCATGGTAATGAAAACTCCGAAGACTGTGCAAAAGGCGATGCGTTACATGGGCATGAAAAAGGGTGACAAGGTCGAGAACGTCGTGCGACAAAACGAAAACATGTTGAAGAAGGAAAACGAAGCCATCAACAACTTCAACAAAAAGGTCTACAACAATAAGAGGAACGAACTCGCGCGCGTGGCGAACATCGTCAAGAAGTATGAAAACCTCGCACTTCAAAAGGAAAAGGCCAAGTGCTCGTGTAACGAGAGGAACACGATGGTGAAAAAGATGGCTCGTAATTACAACAACAAGGTCAAGGCGGCAGCAGCTTAAGAAGGTCGTTGATTTTCCACAAAATATTGAAAAACTCCTCTTGACATCCCACCTTTCCGGGGTCAATGATTTCTAACTCTACCTGGTAGTGATTTGGGTCTTCCGCGTCTTTATCCACCACATCACCACTCGATATCGTCATGTCTATGGACAAGTTCTTTCGAACGAAACTTTGCCTGTGTTTCGTGCGCTTGCGGTCCATCTCGTACTCCCCCGACACCGGTACCTCACGAGAGATGCTGAAACGCACGTCGAGGGGTGTGGAAAAATCTTGAAAATCCTCGTGCGCGATCTTTTGCTTGTGCACCATCGTCTGTTCCCCGGTCTTTTCATCGACGCTCAGGCGAATCCCCGCCGCGTCGTTATAAAAGACGTCGCAGACCGTCGTGTCCACGCGTTCCCAACCCTGATACTGTCGCAACCCATGTAAGAGGGTGTCGAAGACCGTCTTACCCACGTCCGTGTCGAAGAATGCGCCGTTAAACTTCCCAAGACGTATCTCGACTTCGACGTTTTCCTCGTCGTTGTGTCGTTCGAATAAGGGTAAAGTCTTGTCGGCAATCTTCTGAATGTTCATCTCTTGTTTCATAGTATAAAAGCACGCTGTCTTTAATAAACCATGAGAGGTTTACAGAATCTCGGAAACACGTGTTATTTCAACACAGCCATTCAATGTTTAACGTCTCTGTTCACGAACCTTCGATATTCCGGCTCGTGTGAATTCACGAAGATGTTTTTTGACGACCCACCCATCATGGATGTGCGCGCACTCTTGACGATGTTTCAGCAACGATTTCCTCGATTCATCACCGGTGAACAACACGACGTGCAAGAGGCGATTCTGTGTATCATAGATATACTAGAAAAGGGCGCACCCGAACTGAAGACGTTGTTTTATGGGAAAAAGATGCAAGAGACCGTGTACCCTGGTGGGAAGAAGACGCGCGAGGAAGATTTCAGCGTGCACCTGATGTGTTCGAACGGTGGGGATTTCGAGACGATGTTTAAAGAAAGTCTCCAATGGAACACCTTGACGGATTACGTGGACGACGACGGCGTGAGACATCACGTGGCCACGACGCGAAACGTGTTCACGGCCCTTCCCCCGGTGTTCATGGTGAGTTTTGATAAAAAGAGTTTCATCACACTTTCGGAATACATCGCACTCGGCGACATACAATATCGACTCGTGGCCGTCGCGGCACACGTGGGGATTCAGTGGGACGGGCACTACGTGGCGTTCACGCGACGGGGGGACCAGTGGTATTACGCGAACGACGAACACGTGGAGGCGACGACGCTTCCAAAGATGGGTGGATTTTATTTTCTCATTTACACGAAACAGTAAACGCAACGCGTCTGTTGGAACCCGTTAAAGGTGCTCGCCGCGGCGATGGTGTAGGCGCCAAAGTTTTCCACGTACACCCACTCCCCGATGGCGAGGTCTGGGAGATGGCTGTTTTCGGCGATGATGTCGATGCTGTCGCACGTCGGTCCGAAGACGACGGAATCGTACAACGTACCGTCTCGCTCGTTGTACGGTTGTATGAGGGGTTTGGC